AGCTAGGGGTCAACCGGACCGGTTACATCCTGTTCAGCCGCAGCGGCAAGAGCATTGGCGCTAAGCCAGTGCGGTCACCAGACGAGGTTTACGGCGCTGATGTGCTTGCCGTCGATGAGGCGCATTTCTGGGACCAATTCCAGGTGCGTCGGCTGGTCGAGTTGTCACGCGACCATGAGGTCATCGTCGCCGGGCTGGACACGAGCTTTCGCGGCGAGCCCTTTGACGGCATGGCATATCTGTTGGCAATGGCCGACAGCGTTACTAAGCTGGCGGCCGTATGCGCCCGCTGCGGGGAGCTAGCGACCCGCACCCAGCGGCTAATCAACGGGGAGCCTGCGCCGTGGGACAGCCCCGTCATTTTGCCCGGCGGAGACGACGTGTACGAACCCAGGTGTGTCGAGTGTCACGAGGTGCCGGGGCGACCGGAGGTGAGCGCTGTATGACACTGCAGGATGTCATCAACGAGGCTATTGCCAACGCCGTGAGGGCCGGAGCAGAGTGGCACGCCATTGTGCAGTGCCAGCAGGACTCCGCCAAGGTCGGCCGCCAGCAGCGCCAGTGGCTGCAGGACCCGCGCTACCAGAAGACGCTGCGACACCACCAGAGGCAGGCTGCGGAGGCCATTGGACGGGCGATCCTGCGGCTCGCAGTGGAACAGGAACGCCCGCGGTAGGCAGCGCTGTGAGGTAATCAAGTAACAGGCTCAGGAGGGGAGCTTTGACAATGGACGTGATGAAGCTGATTGACAGCAACCTGTCATACAGTGAGCGAGAGGTTATCGCCGCGCTTGCTAAGTTGTACCCCAACGGCGGCCCTGTGGTGTTGTCCAGCATAGCGGACCGTGTTGGGTACAGCCGATCCACAGCCACCATCGCCTTGCGGAAGTTGGCGATGATCGGCATCGTCGAAACCCGCAACATGGGCATGAGGGGCACATACCTGAAGGTGCTTCAGCCGAAGGTATGGCTGGCGCTGGCGAGGAGTACGGAATGATATGCGCGAGCGATGGTGACAGAGAGAACCCGGCCCGCAAGCCCCGGAATTCATTCCGGGGTTAGGGCCGGGTCAGAAGCGAATCGAGTTGTTAGGAGGGCTCCTATGCTTAAACCGTTGCTCAAGTGGGCAGGCGGCAAGCGCTGGCTGGTGCCCATCATAAAGAAGCTATACAATGGGCATGAACACCGCTGTTTCGTGGAGCCCTTCTGCGGCGGCATGGCCGTGACCTTGGGGCTTTTGCCCAAACATGCCGTTTTGAATGACATCAACCCGCACCTGATCAATTTCTATCGTTGGGTAGGCAAAGGCCTGGAGTTCACCATCGAGATGCGTAACGACCGGGATCTCTACTACGCCCACCGCCGCCGTTTCAACGAGCTGATCCGGCAAGGGCAGGCCGATACCGCTGAAGCGGCTCAGTTGTTCTTTTACCTAAACCGCACGGGTTACAACGGCCTGTGCCGTTTCAACCGGCAAGGCGAGTTCAATGTTCCCTTCGGCAAGTATAAGCACATCAACTACGAGATAGACCTGGACAGGTACCGCACCTTCTTCAACGAGTGGCGTTTCTATTCTGGGGATTTTGGGGAGCTTGAGCTTGAGTCGAACAGTTTCATCTATGCCGACCCGCCCTATGATGTGGAGTTCCGGCAGTACTCCAAAGAGGGGTTCAGCTGGGATGACCAGGTACGCCTGGCTGAATGGCTGGCCCGTCACCCGGGCCCCGTCATAGCCTCCAACCAGGCGACGCCCAGGATTGTGGAGTTGTATACGAAACTTGGCTTCCGCATCGAATACGTGCAGGCCCCCAGGATGATCAGCTGTACGGGCGATCGGTCATCGGCCCTGGAGATTCTGGCGCGTAAGGGCTTAGATGACTAGGAATCCTCGGGCTTCAGTCCGGGGAGGAGGTCAAGGCCGTTGAAGCGATCGTACAGCCATGTGTATATCTATAAGCTCTACCGAGCATACATGCTGTCCAAGTACGGCCCAGGCCCGTGGGCAGATGTGCCGGAGGAGGACAGGTTCTACAACTGGCGGGAGCGCCATTTTTCGACCAGTGAGCTTCCCCCGGATGTGTTCTTCGGTATCAGCCAAGCCTACAGCGAGGATATTCGCAGGCGCAACCGTAGCAAGAAGTCCTCCGGCTCCCGCAACAGGCGCGTGCGCAAAACGGCAAAACCTTTCAGAATTACCCGCTACCCGATCGACTTCTAAGCCGCGCCGCTATTGCATTAGTGTTGACACGGCGGGGTTTACCTGCTAGTATATACTCAAGCCGCATTGTCTATAACGGCCAGGCATGTGCGCCTGGTCTTTTGTTTTGGGTGATAGCGTTGGCTGAACCGCCGCAGATGCTGTTAGCAAACATCCTCAAAGAGGCCCTTGACAAGGCCCGTGTGTTCAGCGACCGCTTTATCGTGCCCGACGACTTCATGCTAGGCCACCCAGAGCGGGAGAAGATGATCGTCTACCTCAAGGCTTTGTCCTGGAAGGGCACCGAGAGCGGAGCGGCGGACAGCGCCCGTGTGTCTGTGTGGAAGGTCCGCAACGAATGGCGCAAGCACAAGGAGTTCGTTGAGATGGAGCAACTCGCCCACGAAGCCTGTACGGACCTTGTGGAAGAGACGGCGCTCATGCTGGGCTACCTCAATGGCGATCAGAGGATGATTGAGCGCGTTCTCAAGGGTCGGCGCGGTGAGCGCTACAACGACCGTCAGGAGATTACCGGCAAGGGCGGCGCTCCGATTGAGTTCACCATCAACCTGGGCGGCGTGCCGAGGCCGCAGAGGCTCGAATGATCCGGGTGCGGGAGTTTGACCTCTCAACCGTATACGTGCCCACGGAACGCCAGAGGGTGTTCCACTCCTGCCCTGCCGATGTGGTGTTGTACGGCGGGGCTGCTGGCGGCGGCAAGTCCGAAGCCTTGTTGTGGGAGGNCTTTATCCAATGCGTGGAGACTCCCGGCAACAAGGCTTTGCTTTTGCGCCGCACGTTCCCGGAGCTGAATCGGTCTCTGATCCAGCGNAGCTTGGAGAAGTTCCCTCGCAGCGTTTGCGAGTGGAGAGCCAGCGAGAAGGCGTGGTACTTCAAGAACGGTTCTGTGTTGGAGTTTGGGTACTGTGAGCGAGAGTCCGACGTCCACAAGTACCAGTCGTCTGAGTACGGCTTCATCGGCTTTGACGAGCTAACCCACTTCACAAAGTACATGTGGACGTACCTGGTCGGCTCCCGTCTTCGCTCCACGGTCCCCGGTGCGTGGCCGAGGGCCAGGGCCGCAAGCAACCCAGGGAACATCGGCCACCTTTGGGTCAAGGAAATGTTCGTGGACAAGGGCCTGCGGGACATCGTTTGGGAGGACGAGACGGGAGTCCGGTACGCTTTCATTCCGGCCAGGGTTCAGGACAACCCCTACCTGCTCAAGAACGACCCGGACTACCTCCGCCGCCTGCAGAGCTTGCCCGAAGCGGAGCGCAGGGCGCTGCTCGAAGGCGACTGGAACGTGTTTGCCGGACAGTATTTCCCCGAGTGGCGTGAGGACATCCACGTAGTCGAGCCTTTTGAAATCCCGCGCTGGTGGAAGCGGTTCCGTAGCTTGGACTACGGCCTGGACTGCACGGCCTGCTACTGGTGGGCGGTTTCGCCGGAGGGCAAGCTCTACGTCTACCGTGAGCTTTACAAGCCCAACCTGACGCTCACGGAGGCTGCTGAGGTCATCCTCAGCATGACGCCAAAAGAGGAGATTATCAGCTACACCGTGGCCTCCCCCGACCTGTGGAACCGCCGTCAGGATCGGGGCATTTCCGGTGCAGAGATCATGGCCCAGGCCGGGCTGAAAGGTTTGGTCCCGGCTGACGACCGCAGGGTTCCAGGCTGGCGGGCGTTGCGGGAGGCGCTCAAGCCCTACGACGACCTGAACAGCGAGCCTGACCCCGTGACGGGGCAGCCTCGCAAGACGGCCCGCCTGCAGATATTCCGCAACTGCTACGAACTTATCCGCACCCTCCCCGCTCTCGTCCACGACGAGAACGACCCGGAGGATGTGGCAGATGAGTGCGAGGACCACGGTCCGGAGGCCATTCGGTACGGTATCATGTCCCGCCCGCCGAAGACGGCGAGCCCGCTCGAATTGTACGAGCGCAGGCGCAGGCGGGAAAGGCTGACACGCCCTGTGGTGAGTTCCATCACGGGATATTGAGGGGCTAGGAGGCCAAGAGCGACCATGCCGTTTAAATCAAAAGCCCAGCGCCGTAAGTTCTATGCCATGGCGCAGCGGGGCGAGATCCCGTGGGAGACGGTCCGCGAGTGGGAGCGCAAGACCGGCAAGCGCAAGCTACCGGAGCGTGTGAACAAGCGCAAAGGTGGTAAGTGATGGCTTCTCCGCTGGTGCAAGTAGAACAACCGACGTTTCGCCTTCCTGCCGACTTCAAC